CAGCCAGATTCATTCTTTGAACCGTTTCCGCCGCCGCCATAATAAATATTTGTTCCAGTTATGGATTTTTGAACACCATCACCACCATAAGAACGGCCATCAGTTCCGCCATTTTCACCGGCACCACCACCGCCACCACCAGCTCTCGGCGAATCATCATAACCGCGTTCGCCATTACTTATTGTTCCGGTTGCGCCATTGTTATTATTATCAACACCAGTTCCGCCACCAGAGGCAAAAGTTCCAGCAGGTGCAACTTCGAAAGCAGTTGCTCCGCCGCCGCCACCGATTGCAGTTTGTGTAAATCCTGTTGATGATGTACCAGCCGTTCCCGGACTCGAATTAACCCAAGCGCCACCAGCGCCAATTGTCAGAGAATAATTTGTTGCTTTATTAACAACAGTTGAACCATCTAATACGCGACCAGCGCCACCGCCGCCGCCGGCAGCGTGTCCACCACCTCCACCACCACCAACAATTAAATAATCAATGTTTATGGTGCGAGGATAATTAGCTGATGCAATAATTCCCGGAATTACCTGCATTATGCAAGATCACCAACAATTGTAAAAGTATTTGAAGCGGTGCAAAGAATTGTGCAAGCTGAATATTGAGCGCGGAGTTTTGGAGCCGAAGATGTTGCACCTGTTGAGGTAATAGTCACGCCAGAGCCTTGCGAAAAAGTAACTTGACCGACTCCAATTTGCTGCAAATGAATGACGTTTCCGGCTGCGAAAACCGATGGCGGAACAGTTACTGTAATTGCAGAACCATTGGAGGCAGTGACCCATTTACCTAAATCGGCTGCCACAAAAGTATAAGTAGTTCCGGTCTGGGCGTTGAAACTTAAAGTTGTGTCATCTTGTTCAGTCCAAGTGAAATCTAAATCTGTGTTCGAGGCTTTGGCTAATACCTGTCCGGTTGTGCCGCCTTTGAGATCAACGAAAGAAGTATCTATCGAGTTGCCCAAAGTGCGCATCGCCAGAGCGCCATCTTTGACAAGATCTGTATCGTCAGGGGTTTCCCACCCGAAGTTTGTTGTTGTTGCCATTAGCTGATTACTCCTATCGCGTCTTGCCATTCTAGCGTATTAAGTATCGTATTCCACGTTTCTGCCGCGTTCACTTGATCCCAAGTCTGAGCTGCTGCGCTGAATTCGGTCGGTGATGCGGTGAAAGTCAATGAAAGCCCGTTGAGGGTGCTAGTCCAAGTCCAGCCCTCGATATAGCCGGTGAACTCGCCGCCGTAGATATTGATGGGCAGATTGGTTATTTTGACCGGCTGGCCCATAAATACATTTATCAGAGCATCTCGGTCGGCGTCAGTCATTTCGGGATTTTGAAGCGGAAAGGTTATTGAATCGAATAATGGGCGAGGATAGGCGCGAAGGGCAATTTGGCGATCTACGATTGTTTGAGCGTCTGTGGCATCGTGAACGAGCGAATTCTCTTGGACTGAGTAAAGGCCATAAAGGTCTATTGAATCTTGGTCTAAAGCCGTTTTGGAGCTGTTAAAGTTATTGCCATAGTTGATTTGATAATCGTTAATAATCTTGCCCGAGCGGATAGATTGCTTAATGCCAGCGGCGAAAGCCTCGCGAGCGTTTAATTCTGTATATCCGTTAGCGAGTAGGTATGTCTGCCGATGAGCTGCGTCTGCGTAACCAATTTCTCCATTGGCGTTTTCGTAGACATAGCCAAGAGCCGAATTGGCGATTTGAGTAACAATTGAGTAGTAATCAATTGGGCTGGCTGAACGCTGAACCATTTCATACTGTCCGGGTCTATCAATGTCGCCAAGCCCTACGTCGCCAGCATTGGCCCACGTCGTTGTCGGATCATAACTGCTCCATTGTTGCGCTGGGCTCACTTCATTCCAAGAGGCAAGCAGCAAGGAACTAAGAATTGTGTAAATTTGGTCGCCATCATCATCTTGGGCTAGCGAGTCAATCCAGATGGCTTTTGAAAGTTTGGATAATGCGCCTAAAGCAAAGATTTGAATTTGAGTCACATAAGCGACTTCGCCAGCAGTTCTGACGCTTGTTGAAACGTCGCTGATTCGTCCACCGAATAGGCTAACCCAGTTGCCGCTCGTATCTTTGACTTCGAGGGTTACGCCAGTATTAACGCTCCAATCATAAAACGCGTTGGTCGCATTGATGAGCTGCAAATTGCAATAACCAGCTTGGGCTTGGGTATTAACGTCGGTGCGTCCAGAAGTAGCCGTGAAGCCGACAAGGGTTAAATCTGTGGCATCTGTGCCGTTAATTAAAACGCGATACTCTGGTGTCCAAGCTGTCATAACTCTTGTCTAATTCCAAACAACTGGCTTCCGCCACCAGTTCCGCGAGAGTTTGAATTGTTGAGAGCTGAGACAACTGCTCGAGTGAAGCCTTCTTCATCAATTGCACTCGGGGCATTGACGTTAATGGTTACAGGGGCGATTCCTTGAGCATCTGCCAATCTTGAGAATCCGCCGAAGGATATCGGAACTGTAATGGCGCTAGATGATCCAACTGGGACGCTTGGGGTTGTTGTGACTTTCGGCGCTGATGTTGTTGGCGTTGTAACTCTTGTTGTAGGCGTTGAAGGTGTTACGTTAGCCGAACCGCTCGATGGTGGAATGATTGAAGCGCCGCCAAATGGGAGGCTTGCCGTTGGAACGCTTCCAGTCCTAGAAGTAGTTGTTGTGGAGATATTGGGAATGGTTGAGACGTTAGGCAGAATGGGAATTGAGTTGTAAGCGCGGATAATTTTATTAACTGCGTCAATAACGTCATTAGCCAATTCTTTAACTTTGCTGGTGACTGTGCCAATGATGTTGATGATTCCAGCAATTGTGGCTCCGACTGATTTAATCGCGCCCACTAAAGCCGTTTCAAAAATGGGAACGAGATACGTTTTAATGAAAGACCATAAGTCGCGCAGAGCTGCTTCGTTATTCTTAAATGCCTGAACGATTGGATCAATTGCTGCTCGCTTAGCCTCTTGGAACTTAGGAATGAGAACATTCACAACGTAATCAAGAAGTCTCTGAATGACTGGCAATAGTTGAGCGCCAATTGCTTCTTTGGCTTCATCAAAGCCGACTTTTAACCTAGCAATCTGACCTTCAAAAGTTTGAGCTTGAGTAGCAGCTGCACCGCCAAAGGTTTCACCTAATTGCGTTACTGCGCCTTGCAATCCCATTGTTTTGATTTCGGCAGCTGATAAACCGATACCCAAACGAGCCAGAGAAGCGGTGTTGCCTTCGTAGGCTTTACCTAATGCGTTGGAAACTGTTTCAACGTCTTTGCCGGTGGCGGCTGAAATATCAAGGGCAAGAGTTAATAGTTTTTGAGATTCGGAGACTGATCCTGTGGCTGTTGCGAGTCTTTGAAGCGCTGGACGCAACTTATCATCTGCTACGCCAGTAGCCAGAGCCGTCTTGCTTATCTGTTCCTCAACTGCCGCAATTTGGGCTTCTGTGGCTCCTGTGACGTTTTGTAAGGCAAGGGCTAGGCGCTTCTGAGCAGCTTCATCTTCTATCGCCGCTTTGACCCCTTCAATGGCTAATTTGCCAGCATAAGCGGCAGCCGCAGCAGCGGCAGCGGCAAAAGCCGCAGCGGCAATCTTGCCAAACTTTTCTAACTTACCGCCAAAGCCTTCGACCTCTTTGGAGCCAATATCCAGCTTCTTTTTTAAATCATCAACGTCAGCGAGGATTGATAACTTGAGAGTTCTACTTCCAGCCATTAGTCGTCCCACTTTCCGAGAATCTTAGAAAACGCATCTTCCCATTTAGCAATCAATTGAGGCTGAATTTTGCGAAGTGCCGGATAGATGAAATAGCCAGAATTTCCTCTGCCTTTGCGTGGGGTGCGTCGTGGGAACTGACGATAACGATTAGATCCGAATTCGTAACCTGCCCAGAGGTCTTTAGTTGATCCTCCACCAGAGAAACGCTGACTCGCGAATCCGTAAGAGAACTCGCCAATCTTCGAGGTTTTGGAAACTTTAACGCCAGAAGTAATGCGATTGACAACGGCTTGTCCAAAGGTTCTGGTGATGCCGTAGGCCTTAACCTCGTTGGCGGCATATTGAGCGAGCGCAAAACTTTCGCGTTTAGCCGCATCAATAGCTTCATCGTCCATCGCTTTGAACGCGGTAATGATTGAACGAAGTTCGCGCTTGTCATAGCTGATTGGTTCATCTGCCACCTTTGCGCTCCTTCAATATCTCAATTGCCGTTAATACTTGTTCGATGTCCGTCCACTCGCTCATTGGGATTCCGGTCGCTATTGCGACTTCGACAAGAAGCCGATTTACGCTTCCGGACTCGTAGCTTTTGGGCTTTCATCTCCAATCAGCATTTCATCAATGGACAGTTCCCAGATTTCCTGAGACTTAGTGGGCTTCCCTGCCGCTTCGCGCTTGTAAGCGAAATAAGCAAGATCTAAGAAGTCTGCTTGCTGATAAGCCGAAATATCCTTCATCGAATAAATGGACTTGCCAGTTTTGCGTTCCCACTTAGCCCACTCGGGTAAGCCGGCTACATAAGTAACCGACTCGCCCGTGTTGTATTTAATTGTGATTGATAACTTCATCTCCCGATGCTCCGATCTCTTAGCTGAAGGTCTCTGTTACGTCGCCCTTCGATACTTTGAAGGTGAACGATACTGTTTGTGCGTCAATTCCTGATCCGCCAGCTGTGGGGAATTCTGGAAGGATTGGGAAAACAAATTGTGCGCCAGTTGCGGCGGTCAAGGTTACGCTGATGGTTGTATCTGGTGCGGATTCTGCTGCTGCCCAAAGAGCTTCGCATACAGAGTTTGCCTTGCCCCAGTCTGCGAGCATATCTAGCTGGAAAGTGCCTTCGATGTTTACTGTCTTGTAAGCCTCGCCGTCGAGAGTCTGATAGGTCTCGCGAACGTTGGTCTTAGTCAATACCGCGTTTGTCGCTTGGGCTTCGATGTCCGTTCCACCTGTGAAAGACAGCGAAATGTCGCGACCGGTAATTACTGTGGTTGCCACGTTTTCTCCTTAGTTGGTTTGTGTGTAATAGGTGGAAACGCGAATATCGGCAACCAATAAATTGACTGCACCCACTTGCGTAACCGATGGCCGTTCTACTGGGCCGACTGTGTAGCCGTCCGGAATTACTGCCAAAACTGAAAAAATAAGCTGCTCAAGATTGTCAAGAGATGCTGGATTGGAAAGATAAGCAACTCCGCAAGTAATTGTCATATTAATCTTGGCGTGAATTGTTGAGTCGTTGATTGTGTTTAATTCTAAATAAGGTGAATCTGGAACAAGAATAACCGCTGGAACTTGCACAGATTCGGGAACGTATGAATAAACGTTAGCCGAAACGGAGGCGAGTGCAGTAGCCAGCGGTGTCCGGATAGAAGATAAAACTGTTGAGGCGGGCATTAACCCACCATCGCATCGGTGTCAAGATAGGGGCCAAGTAGGCCGGTTACCTTTGCCAATAAATTCTTAGAAAGTCTGTAAGGTGTGACTGCAAAATCTACGCCTTCGATCGATCCTCCAGCGGCAGTTCTGGCTTGGAAGATTTCGACAGAAATAGCCAAAACGGCAGCTTCGACGTTGGCATTTCCCACATAGGTTGATGCGCCAGAGAGCGCAGCGTTTCCGGCTGGGATAATGTTCTTTTCCAATACGTCAGCATTTGTGATGGCGGCGGTAAATACATAGGGGCCAATTAAATCATCTGTAACTGTGTGAGTGCCGTTAAATGGCGCTCCGACACTTGTAATGACAACCGATTGACCTTCGGTGAATTCGTGAATTGTCGCGGTGTGGAAATAAGCAACGTTATTTTCTAAATAAACTTTATCCACTTTGCTTTGGAAAGTGACAAGCATTGGAAGGATAACGTTTTCGGAAGCATCGCAAATATCGTCAAGATAAGCATCTGAATAAAGAGATGACGAGACGCCAAGAATCGTCCTGAGCTGTGAGGCTGTAACAATTGTTGGCATCTCGCCGTCCTTTCGATCTAGAGGGTGACAGGCCAGCTCGGGAGCGGACTGGCCGTCACTTTTAGGGTTCTAACTACGCAACCATCCACTTGTAAGCGCCAGCTGCAACCTTT